TGTAATTCAAGGTACATTAAACAAGCATATACTATATCAATCTTGGTACGGTTTAAACTATAAGTCCAAATTTAGAGCCTCTCTCCGCTTTAAGACGAAAACAGTGAATAGAACACGAGGTTCGTTCACTGCAAATCATCGTAAAGGTTCAAAAGGTCGTAAACCTGAGCATAAAGTTACATCCCGTAACAGACCGAAATATATGGTTGATAATGGAGAATATCAGCACCCATCTCTTAGTTTTCCTAAAGATAGGAGAAGCGTGAGCGATAAAAGCTCAGATGCTTCCACTTTAGGAAAACCATTATACTCTCAAAGACCCACAAGGAATCATCAAGCTACCGAGACGAAGAAGAAACGTTTGTTCCCCTTATTCCGAAGCTTATACCAGATGATTGTTTGTGGCATTTCTAACCACCTTAAGGTGGCATTAGATTTGAGAGTTCTTGGGTTTCCTCGCAGCATGCGAGAAGCCAAGAGATGGAAAGTCAGTAAGCTTGTCTTGAACAACTTTATTACTGTGCACAAAAATTGGGAGGCAATCAGGACGTACCTGACCCTCATGTACGGAGATCTAAAAGTGAGATCCCCGCGATCACCTCTATTCCCAAAGAACTGTAAAATATTGAATAAAACATTGCGTTTAATCCGTTCTATGGTATTTACTATAGATCAAAGAGAAGTGATCAGCTCAATAGCACATGATACACGTTGTAAGGCATTTGGTATTTCTACAGATCGTAGATTCGAAAACCGTGGCAAGTCCACAATGAGTCTATTCATTGCTTCATCCTTAAACCGCAGTATAAAATACCCAAATCCCGACAACGAAACTATAAAGAGCGAAGTTGTTCAAGCGTGGAAAAGATTGACAGACAAAAAAGAAGAAATTGATCCTTTAACATCAAAGGAACTGTGTAAGTTTATTCAAGATACAGTGAATTCCAACAAATCGTTCTTAAGTGAGCGCTTTGAATTCAATCTCTTAAATAAACAGTTACCACAACCTGGGTTCAAATCTTCTATTAACAAATCGTCCAAATTAGGAGGAGTGAATGAAATAATAGCGAGATATTCTCGACTCCTAAATGACAGTGTCTCTTTTCCTAGTTCAACAGATTTACCTTTTGATATGTTTAATCCTATCCATGGATTACGTTTACCTCCAATGTCAGAGGGCGTTGATGAAGCGAACTTCATTGACGTCATGGATTTATATAACATTGACGAAAATCAAACATCTTCAAAAAGTAAAGAACCTGTTGAACCGGCTAATCGTGATCTACCTGAAATCTTCCTGGAGGCAGTGAAAAGAGCTTCGGATAAAGTATTATCTAGAACTATCCTAAAAGCTGAAGTCTTTTCAGTGGTGATGCCCGACGGAAAGATTCGTGCTCCTACTATGCATACATCAGAAGTAGTATGGATTGCTAGGGCTTTAAATCAATATTTATTGCCGTTCGTCAAAACATGGTCTGTCTCCAGACATGCTTTGAAGAACCTCGAATTTGAGCTTTACAATCCACTCGGAGAGAAGGAGCAGGTAGTCTTATATTCAGCAGACTTTGCTAAATCCACGGATCCCATTTCAGTGAAAACTTGTTTGATGGTCTTAACAGAATTAACCCGTGACCTACCATCCACTTCATGGATAAAAGACGCCATAAAGATCGTAGTAGGTCCTCACGAATTGAACATCAAAGGAAATGAAGATCCTTACTCCTATAATGAGAAAACAACTTGTGGTGCACTTATGGGGCTCGGTCCTAGTTGGACTGTTCTTAGTTTAATTAACGCATTTTGTGCACGCCACACACATCGCAGATCCTTTAAAATCTGCGGAGACGATCTCATTGGGTTGTGGAGTAGAGAGGAAATAGCTGAATATAAGAGGAATGTTGCAAAAGTGAAACTAGTATTAAACGAAAAGAAATCTTTTGTCAGTTCCACCGCTGGAGTGTTTTGCGAAAAGTTAGTCACCAAAATAAATAACACTACAGCTAAATGCAAATCATTCATCAGATTAGCACAAGCTACTGGCATGAGAAGTATTGCGCAGTTTAAAGGCATTATGGTTTCAGACGTACTATATTCTATATCAAAGAACAAAAAATGTCCGGATGCGTCATCAAAAGATATTCTTATGAAGGAGACGACAAACAAAACAATACGCCAAACGTGCCTAAGAACTGCAAGGAGATATGGTTTAGTAAAAAGGTTAGGAAATAAATTTATCCCAGGGCTCTTCTCCGAAGGAGGAGCCGGCGCATCTAACCCGACTGAAATAACTTGTCTTTCTTATCTACTATTTGGTCCCGTAGTTCTAACACGAACGTCCGAGGCCGATAAGAAAAACTATACCCATATCCGCCAGTTGTTAAGAGAACTGAAAGGAAAACCAGGTTCTGGGGTAGCTCCGCTAGATGATATATTGATTCATATCAAATCGCAGCAAGAATTATTCCGTCGTACCCAGAAAGGTTGCCTTCCATACTCCACTAATATGCGTAGCATTAGATCTATTCAAAATGAGCTACGCAGAAGATATGATATATGTCATGAATATCTTCGACTATTAGGTGGTTTAACAACTGTCTTACAATTACTTCTCATACGTTCAGAAAAAGTTTACATTAGAAAGTTAGACCGCACCGTTTATAACAGGTGTATGTTCTTTATAAAACAATATAGGTGGTCTGCTCTAATCAAATATTTGCAGCAAAGTTGGCATTATAATTGTGATGTCATGCAAATAGAAACTATTCTGAACTCTTCCGAGCTTCCAAAGGTTCCCCAGTTTAACCTAAAACTGAAGACTGTCTCTGAAAGTTGGAGACGAACACAGTTCACCAATGGTGATCATTCGTCTACCCCGCAGGGCAGAAAAACAACCAGCCATTAGCTCTGTG